CCGGCAGACAAAGCGGCAAAAGCTTTGCAGAGTCTCTCCGAGTCGCCTTATTCGCACTCCTTAATCCCAATACATCCACTCTTATCATTGCATCTGTTGATAGACAGAGTGTTGAATTACTGGAAAAGGTTAAGGCGCAGATTATGGGACTTGCAGGCAATCAAATTAAAGGAAGACCGACATTCCACAAAATAGAACTGAAAAATGGAAGTAAAATCATGGCTGAACCGGCTGGCCAGACTGGATATGGACTACGTGGTTTCACGGTCGATAAGTTGGTGGCTGATGAGGCTCACTATATTCCCGACGCCGTATTCGTGGCCATTCGTCCGATGTTGGCGACTACGGGGGGAACATTGGACTTACTTTCCACACCTAGAGGAAACGAAGGATTTTTCTACGACTGCTTTCAATCAGACGATTTCCACAAAATCCATATCAAGAGTGAGGACTGCCCACGTATCACAGATGAATTTCTAGAACAAGAACGGAAACGTATGACGAAATTAGAATACTGCCAAGAATACGAAGCAGAGTTCCTAGACTCCCTTATGCAATTCTTCAGTAGAGAACTGATAGAGGAATGTTTTAGTGAGGAAAGATTAACAAACGCACGAAACTTCTTAGGTGTGGATTTCGCGGGACATGGAGGAGACCCCAACGCCTTCGCGAGTGTAGAGAACGCGGGAAAAGTGAGTTTTATTTATGAAACGGAAACAACGGAAGACCAGAAGGCATGGGAGACGGTCAATAAAATCCTAACCCTAAACACAAAACACAACTACAAAAAGATAGGGGTTGATGATGGGGGTCTTGGTTCTCCAATCCTAGACTACATGCTCACACACAACTCCTTAAGAAGAAAGGCAATCGGACTTAACAACGCCAAAAGGGAGATAGACGCGGAAGGGAAGACTAAACAATTACAAGGGATTGAGATGTGGGCAAATATGAAAATAATGATGGAGCAAGGACTTGTGAAATTCTCCGAGAAAGATGACGAACTAATAAGAAGTCTCACCTCTATCCAATACGTCGTCGATAAAGACACCAAAAACATTAAAATTCATGGGAAATACGACCATATAGGGGAAGCAGTGAAGAGGGCGCTTTGGTTAGTAAAATGCAAAGGATTAAATATTATGGCTTTCTGTTAATTTCATGGCACACACAGGAATTTATGCAACCTCGGCAGAATGCATTTTCAAGATGGGCAATGGTTACAACACAACCTTAGTAAATGAAGATAGAATTAATGAGTTATGTTTGCAGGTTGAGAGCTTTTGCAATAATCTAGCGAGGGAAGTTATGGCTAAGGACGCTGCGGCGTTTACAGCATTGGACGCAGGAAAGAAATACTTACTAACAGAAATCACCTCAAATTTTGTCGGATATTATGGGGCTATGGTAGACGCTACGAGTTATGGTTCACAAAGGGAGCAAGAGAACATTATGAATACTTGTTGGGCGAGATTCGTTCAATGTATTGGATTACTAAAAGACCAAAAGACAGTGGGGTTCATTAAATAATGGCAGACCAATTAATTACAGGCACGACGTTGGTCGAGAAAGAGAGCAGAAGTGCAGGGGATATCCCAGTTGGGGGGATTGTTGAGTGGGATGATACATTTTCAGCAGTGCCAGAAAATTATAGAGAATGTAATGGTGGAACTGTAAACGACCCAAGCAGCCCTTATGTGGGAACGGATGTGCCAGATTTGAACACAAACTATATGTCAATCACAGGGACGAATTTCACTTCAAGAAATCCATCAAGTGATGATATAGCACACGATGCAGGAACAGGAAATATAGCGTCTCAAACAGAAAACATAGAAGTCAGCGCAGTAGTAAATCTTCCACATGGTTCAACAATAACAGAAGTTATAGTATATGGAAATGGGGGTGCAGTTGCAGGAACAACATGGGTTATGAAACACTCAGACCAAGCGGGAGCATCTGTGGAGATGGCGGGGGCAGCGGTAGGGACGGAAGATGAAATAATAACCAATCCAATAATAGATAATGAAAACAGGGCATATTGGATTGAAACAGGAGTAGACACCCTCGATACTTCAGACGACATTTACGGAGCAAGAATAACTTACGAACCAAGATTTAAATTTATAATTAGGATAAAATAAAATAGTACACGACTTTAAGAGATTCCCAGAACTGACGAACAACCAGATGAATCTCTACTACTTCGATTCTCCACACCAACAAATCGCGGAAGACTTTGATGCGAGGGTAGTGAAGGTTACTGATGGCGACACAATAAGGGTAACGTGCGACTTCCGAGACTTCGACTTCCCTATAAGGTTCTCAAACATCATGGCGGCAGAATTAAGTGAAGGGGGTCATGCGAGTAGAGACCATCTCAAATCTATGATTGAGGGCGCACTCGTGGAAGTAATCATCGACAAGGCAAACAGGGTCGGGAAATATGGCAGACTTCTAGCGATGATTAAGCATAAGGGTTTTGATGTTGGGGAGCAGATGTTAACAGACGGTCACGCCGTTGGGGTATGGCAAGAGCAAATGGGAATTAAAGATTTAATGTTGGTGACTGACTTCTGATGGGAGATTCAAAAGTAGACTCAATGGTTGCAGGAAGCAGCACAAACGTAATTGATGCTTATGAGGTAGATACAGCGACGACAGACGGGGCAACAGGCAACGGAGAAACAAACTATACAAATACTAACTGGTCGAAGTGGTATGGCTACTTTGTAGCAATCCCAGAAATCAACGCGGCAATCAACGCCAAGGCGACGTGGACTATTGGGAAAGGATTTAAGTCGGATGAAGTTACAGAAATGTTACTCGACACTTTGAAGGGCTGGGGCAAGGACACCTTCAACACAATCTTAGAGAACATGATAAGAACCTATTACATCGGAGGAGATTCTTTCTGTGAAATAATCCGAGACAATGAAGGAAACATAATTAATCTCAAATCACTAGACCCAGCAACAATAACAATCGTAACCGGGGAGAATGGAATGATTAAGAGATACGAACAAATCTCAAAAGTAGAGAAAGACAAACACCAACCTAAACCATTCAAACCAGAGGAAATCTTCCACTTAGCGCGTAATCGTGTAGCAGACCAAATCCACGGGGAATCAGTAATCAAACCTATTGAGAACATTATCTTAGCGCGGAATGAAGCGATTGACGATTATAAAACCGTAATGCACAATAATGTAACACCACGTTGGAAATTCAAATTAAAGACAGACGACCCAACAGAAATCGCAGCGTATAAGGCGAAGATGGACGCGGTGACTGCAACAACAAGTCAGAACATCTACGAACCTTTCGACGTTTCAGAATCCGAATTAATATCAGTAGCGCCAAATGCAACACTAGACCCTAAGACATGGATTGACGCACAAGGAGACTATTTCTACGAGGCGGTGGGAACTCCTCAAATCATCATAGGGGGCTCGGGAGAGTTCACAGAAGCCTCAGCAAAGATAGCGTATTTAGCATGGCAACAGAACATCGAGGAAGAACAATTATTTATCGAGGAACAATGCTTATCACAACTAAACCTAGTTATTGAATTAGAGTTCCCTGCATCTCTTGAGAATGAATTGTTATCAGACAATGCAAAGGATGGAGCGCAGAATATCGACCCTTCGGAAACTACTGCGGGAGAAGGACAATGATGGAACAATATGTAGCCTTACTATCAAACTTCGGTTTTCCGATTGTTATGGTTTTATGGTTTATGATAAGAACTGAGAAAGTAATTAAGAATAATACTGAAATAATGAAGGAGGTTATTAAAAAATTATAATGGCAGGAACAATTTATTTAAATCCAACAAAGAAGCAGAAGAAGAAAAAAGACTATGTAGCACCGGGAGAAACAACAAAATTCACTAAGACAACTAAAAAGAAAAAGAAAGGGAAAGGAAGAAGAAAAACACCGAAGGAAGAAATCAAGAAATCAACGACTACACAACCTAAAGAAACAATCCAACTCAATGAACCTACAAAACCTAAAGAAGAAATAGTAGCACCAAACGAAGAAGGGGTTATTGATTTAACACAGCAAGGACAACCGGAAGAAACCTTAGCACGAAAACTGGGAACAGCTGGAATCGTTGGAGCAGGTGTTGCACTAGGGACAGGGGCATTTCTCGCAGGGGGAGCATTATTAGGATTATCTGCTGCGGGAAAGACAGCAATCGGAGCGAAGAGCGTAATAGGACTTTCAAAACTATCAGGGAAAGCATCAAACATAATCCCCGGGAAGTTTGTCACAATCCCAAAGGTGGCATCATTCGCAGCAAACGCAAAGACGGCGGGGTTATCAACATCTATGTGGGTTAAGGCAGGGTTGGCAGTAGGGGCAGCATCATTAACAATAGGGATTATAGGGTCATACCCATTCGCGGGATTCATCAAAGAAGAATCACTACAAACATTATCTTTCGGAACAAAGGTCGCAATGGACTCGGGAGACTTGGAAGGGGCGCAAGAAGCAATCGACCAAGTGAATGAAATTTTAAATCCTAGTGCATGGGATAAAATATTCGCATCAATACCATTCGCAAACGTTCTCTCAAATTTACAAGAATTTTATGAAGCAGCAGCGTTGAAGAATGCAAACGACCAAGAGGCACTAGACAAGGCAAAGAAAATTTCCTCAGGGGAACAAGAAAGTGACTTCGCAAAGAATAGGAGAGTCTCGGATGAAGCAGCGAGGGAAAGGG